GGCGGGGCTGAGCCTAAGCAGTTGCAGGCAGACGGCTCTGAGCAGGGCGGGCGGGAGTCGAATTACATCTCGCCGAGGCCCACAGGCCAGTAACCTGTTGACTTGTAAGCAACACACACTAAACTTTCGCCATGATTGATCTCAACAACTTGTCAGCCCAGGACGTCCAAGCGCTCGCGCAGGCGAAACGTCTCGGAAACGGCAAGTTCGTTGCAGTCATGGAGAGGATCGCCGACGACACGAAGACTCAACTTGTTCACGCGGACGACATGGTGCGAATCCACCGTCTGCAGGGTCGGGTCGAGATGTTGGAGGCACTGGTGGCAGCCTTTGACCAGGCAGCCGAATTGCAATGAGCTGACCATTATGCGTAGGCGTGAAGCCGAAACAGAGTTGGAGCTTTGAGAGGTGACAATGGCACTACCTGCCCAGATCGAGCGTGACATCAAGGAAATTGAGGAGCTGGAGAAGCGGATGACCACCCCCGAGGCCGTCGAGCCCGAGGATACGGTCCCCGACCCGGAGCCGAAAGCCGAGTTGGACAACGCCGAGCCTGAACAGGAGCCCGCGTCACAACCGCCGGCACAGGAGCAGAAGGCCCCGGCCGAGAACTTCGAGCAGAAGTACAACACCCTCCGGGGCAAGTACGACGCAGAGGTTCCACGGCTGCACCAGCAGGTGAGAGACCTGCAGGCCGAGATGCAGGCGCTCAAGGAGGCCCAGAAGGCCAAACCGGAGCCCGCGCCTGAGCCCAAGCGGTACGTAACCGACGAAGACAAGGAGACTTTTGGCGCAGACCTGTTGGACGTGCAGCGGCGCGTAGCCATGGAGGTAGGGGCGGCCTACGAAGGTCAGATCAACAAGCTCGAACAGCACATTCAGGCCCTTGAGGCCCGGCTGTCGGAGACTGGTGGTCAGATCGGACAGGTGAGCTTCGAGACCCGGCTCCGTCAGACCGTCGCCGACTTCGACGCAGTCAACCGCGACCCCCGGTGGGTGGCCTGGTTGAACGAGCATGACCCGATTCTTCGGGGACCGCGTCGGGAGGCGGCACAGCGGGCTTTCAACGAGGGTGACGTCGAGGCAATAGCCGACTACGTCGCGCTGTTCAAGGCGACCCTCGAACCGCAGCAGCAGGAAAAGCAGTCTGACCGCAAGGTCGAGTTGGAACGTCAGGTTACGCCGAGCCGCAGCGCGTCCGCGACGCAGGCACCGGCCCAACAGCCGGGACCGAAGGCTTACACCGAGGCACAGGCCAACAAGGTCTGGGACAAGGTGATGGAGCTGAGCAAGGCGGGGCGTTACGACGAGGCAGCGAAACTTGAAGCCGAGATCACTGCTGCGTACACCGAAGGTCGGGTCCGACCTCGCTAACACGTAAGCATGATCTCCAACCACATACTGTTTTGGAGATTGTGACATGCCTACTATCACGCCGAACCCGACTTACCCAGTCGCCGGTGCCTATGCCGCCGGTAACCTCGGTTCTACCGATGCGTACTCGGGTACTTTCATCCCGACCCTCTGGTCGAAGAAACTCAACGTCAAGTTCTTTCAGAACACCATCCTGCCGTCGATCTCGAACACCAACTGGGAAGGCGAGATCAAGGGTCAGGGTGACACGGTCATCGTGCGTACCGCGCCGAGTATCGCTATCCGCGACTACACCGTCGGTACTGCCCTGACCGCAGACGTCCCGGTCCCGATCACCGCCGAGCTGCAGATCGACAAGGGCAAGTATTTCGCCGTCAACGTGAACGACGTGCTGGCCTACCAGGCCGACGTTGGTCTGATGGAGATGTTCACCGACGACGCAGCCAAGCAGCTCAAGATCCAGATCGAGAACGAGTGCTTCTTCAACTGGTTCGTGACCGAGGGTCCTGCGGCTGGCAACGAAGGTGCCACTGCTGGTGCCATCTCGGCTGCCTACGACCTGGGCACTGAGGCGGCTCCCGAGGCGCTCAACACGACCCTGGACGTGATCCTGCGCATGTCGGCCGCCCTGGACGAGCAGAACGTGCCGGAGGAAGGCCGCTTCCTCGTCATGACCCCGCAGCAGCGCAACGCTCTGATGGCGTCGAACATCGCCCAGGCGTACTTCACCGGCGATTCTTCGTCCATCGTCCGTACCGGCAAGATCGGCATGTTGGACCGCTTCGAGGTCTACGTGTCGAACCTGCTGCCGAAGGGTGACGCCAGCAAGCTGTTGGTGTCGGGTCTGACCGACCCCGCTACCGGCGGTGCAACCACCGCTGCCAAGCGCGCCCTGATGGTCGCCGGTCACAAGTCTGCCTGCACCTTCGCGTCGCAGATCAGCAATACCGAGACCATTCGCAACCAGACGGACTTCGGCGACATCGTCCGTGGCCTGGCCGTCTACGGCCGCAAGGTCATCAAGCCCGAGGCTCTCGTCGTCGCCACCATGGTGCGCTGATAGCCGCCACCACGAGGGGGGCTTCGGCCCCCCTCTTACCGGGGAGATCCCATGACTCTGAAAGAACTGGTTGAGAAGGTCGGCGGCGAGTACGTACGCGGCATGGCTCGTGTCCGTCAGGGCAACGAGTACATCGTCATCGGCAAGCACATCGACGGCGAGTTGCAGATGACTGCGGCCGGTGTCGAGATGGCCAAGACCCTCGAAACCTCGACCAAGAAGCGCGGGCGTCCGCGTAAGGCAGAGGCCGTTGAGGCCCCTGAGTCCACTGAAGATTTTCTCGACGACGTGCTGGGGCTCGTCGGCGAAGAGGGGTAAGACATGGCCTCCATCAAGGTTACCGAGATCATCAAGCGCGTCGAGACCATCCTGCAGGACTCGAACCTGCGGTGGCCTCGGCTGGAGCTTCAGAGCTGGCTGAACGAAGCCTATCTGAACATCATCCTGGCGCGGCCGGACGCGAACGCGCTGACCGGGACCTACACCTGTACCCTGGGCACTCGGCAGAACGTCACCAGCGTGTTCCCGAGCGCCCTCCGGCTGCTCGACGTCACCCGTAACCTGGCGGCGACTTCGTCCAAGCGGGTGATTCGTCAGGTGGACCGCCACGTCCTCGACGACCAGCGGCCGGCGTGGCACGCCGAGACCGCCTCGGTGGACATCCAGCACTGGACGTTCGATCCGCGCCAGCCGAAGGAGTTTTTCTTGTACCCGCCGGCGACCGTGGCCGCAGAGGTCGAGGTGGTCTACACCGCCCCTGTAGGCGCGCACGCCTTGACGGAGAACCAGCTCGACCCGGCAGGGGCTGAGGCGGCCGTGATCCTACTGGACGACATCTACGCCGGCCCCCTGGTTGACTGGATCTGCTACCGGGCCTACTCGAAGGACGCGGAGTACGGCGAGAATGCCAACCGCGCGGCGGGCCACCTGGCGGCGTTCACCAACACCATCGGCGCGAAGACCACCACGGACAACGCGGCGAACCCGAACGTCCCGAGCGATGTGACCTGACATGGCGGCGACGTCCCTCGACAACTTCTTCCGCTTCATCACGCCCTCCGTGCCTGAGTGCCCGGAGTTCGTGGTGCGCGAGCACCTGGCCGAGGCAGCCGCACAGTTCTGCCAGGAGACTCAGTGCTGGCGGGTGCCGCTGGAGGCGTCGCCGACCGTGGCCGGAGAGGGGCTGTACGACGTGGATGTCCCGGCCGGGACGGTCGTCGAGGCAATCATCGCCATGGAGGTTGACGCCCAGCGCGTCGCCCCCGCCCTGGAGGCCCTGGAGCTGCCGACGTCCTCCCTGGATGACCGTGGCAAGCCGATGGCGTACGCCCTGGTTGGTGACCGGCAGATCCAGTTCTACCCGACCCCGGACGGCGTCTACACCTACCGTGGCCTCGTTGCAGTGAAGCCGACCCTGTCGGCCTCGTCGGTCGAGGAGTTCATCTACCAGTCCTGGGGGCGGTCCATCGCCTACGGGGCCATTGGCACGCTGAAGTTGGTTCCCGGCAAAGCCTGGTCAGACCCCAAGATGGCAGAGCACTACCTCGCGCTGTTCAACAAAGGGATCGCGCAGTGCAAGCGCCGGGAGTACCGCAACACGCCTATTCGTGTTCGTTTCCCGGGGTTTGCGTGATGGATGACCATGAAGCACTGAAGGACATCAAGGATACGGTCCATAGGATCGACTCCGAGGTCCGTAGTTACCGAGATGAGCAGCTCCGTCAGCGGGCTGACATTGCCCGCATGGAGGCGCGTCAGGAGACCATGCACCAGGTTCATGTGCGCCTGGAGCAGAAGATCGACACGATTGGCGAGAACCTCACAGAGGAGGTCGCCGACGTGAAGGCTTCGCTTGGCAAGGGCATCGACCACCTTACGGGGCAGTTCGACAAGCACACTACGAAGGAAGATGCGGACCGGGGGCGGATCATCTTTGTCGGGTGGGGTCTCCTGCTGTCGATCCTGGCCTATCTCGGGACCACCATGTTCGAACACTTCCTGGGGGCGAAATGAGCGTTCCGAAGGGCATACGCAACCACAACCCGGCGAATGTGAAGGCCGGGGACAAGTGGCTCGGCATGGTCGGGGTGGACGACACGGGCTTTGTCCGCTTCGCCGACCCGGTGTACGGCATCCGCGCGGCGTCGCGGGTCCTGCAGACCTACCAGACCGTCCACGGGCTGAAGACCATCCGCCAGATCATTGGCCGCTGGGCCCCGCCGGCGGACAACAACCCGACGGACGAGTACGCCCGGGCCGTCGCCATCTGGGCCGGGTTCGAGCCGGACGAGGAGATCGACGTCTACGACTACGACACGGCCTACCGCCTGTTGCGGGCCATGATCCGGTTCGAGAACGGCAAGCCCGAGGGCGACACC